TATCACTAAGGCAATTGAAATACTGGATCATTACAAGGATGAGAATGGCTTGCCCCATATGTTAGAAACATTGCAAGACATTCAGGAAAACTATGAGGATTTAAATCCTGTAGTTCAGACGGCTTTCAATGTCTTCATGCGACTAGGCAAGAAGATGTTTGCACAGAGAGAGGCGGCATGAGAATCACACCAGTAGCACCCGTCTACCCTGTGTCCAAGTTCAATAGGCACAGGGAACAAGCAGTCTATGCACCTAAACCCAAGGAGAAAATTGTGCAATATATTACACATAATGAGGATGATTCCATCAACACAAACATGACCTGCCTACGAGGTCACATCACTACTAGCTACGCTAATCTAGTGGATGCATTCGGTGAGCCATTGAAGGAAGGCTTTGATGACTACAAGTCAGATGCTGAATGGGTAGTGCAGTTTGAGGATGGTCTTGTAGCTACAATTTATAACTATAAAAATGGTATCAACTACTGTGGCTCAGAGCATGGCACACCTACACATCGGATCCATGATTGGAACATAGGTGGACATGATACAGCCGTAGTTGCCTACATTATTGATGCACTTAAGGAGTTAGCATGAATGCAACACAATTATTTAAACAAGCCAAAAGCAAGGCAGATCAATTGCCTATGATAGTTAGAACACCATTGCTCATAAGCTCAGTAATGATGGCTGATGTAGCTCAGTGGGTATCAAATCAAGACTATTCGATGAGCCTTGGCTACAACGGAGATAAAGCCGTTGCTATTCTTAAAACAGCCAACGATGCAATTGACATGATTGGCAACTACATGCGAGAGGAAATACTGTGACCAAGCAAGAGTTAATCAAAATGATTAGGGAACTAATCGAACCTGAGACTACCCCTGACCCTGACAATATGTCAGACGGGGAGTTGCTAGACATTATCTACGATCTTGTAAGAGCAGAGGAGGGAGTATGAAAGTCAAAGACTTAGTTAAGTTGCTACTTGATTGTGATCAAGAGAAGACAGTATTCCTATGGGAAAACCATGACATCTCGAACATTGAGGAGGTAGATGAACTCACAGACAGGGTAGATCTACATACCTACATGGAACCTAGGGATAGGCAGATTAAAAAATTAATTATGGAGGGTGTATGAAAAATACAATCGATGAGTTAGTTGCTCACAGAAATACTGCACTTGAAGTACTAGCACAGATAGCAGATGACACAGAAGATGTAGCTAGAACAGGAGATCATGCCTTGTTCTATGAACGGATGGTAGCGAATCTTGAGAGTATCCGTAGTGTATTAGACACACAATAGGAGGATGTATGAAAAAGTATGAGGTACTCATAGCAAGGAATGAAACCACAATCTATACCATTGAGGTGATGGCTAAGTCAGAAGACGAAGCAGAGAAGAAGGCATATGTAAAGTTCGCCAAGAATGACATCGAAGATGAAGAAGTAGTGTATGGCGAGGAAGAAACACACGAGATCAACGAGCTTGACTAGGAGAATGGGCAATGGCTTTTTATTTCACAGTAGAACGAGAAGGTAAGTGGGAAGTTTTGTTTTCTCATGTTAATGGCGAGGACTTGATTAAGGTATGTAATACCGAAGAACAAGCCGAGAAAGTAATTAAGGTACTGGAGGAAGAAGCATGAGGGTATTCGTATACTGGAATTTACATAAGGACTGTTGGTCTGTGAAGGCACTCGAAGGTGAGAACAAGGGCAGAGTCATTAAGCATGCCAACAACATCAACCTCACTCACTGCACATTCAAGGTGTCCAAGGCAGGCAGAGAGCGTGTACTCAGGGAGCATAGAAAGAATGTACATGCAGGTGTAGTAGGTAACCTAAGTTTTGTAGGTGAGGTAGGTGACACTGCCTTATGGGAATGTGCCAGTACTTACTATGCATTTGTACCTGTTACATACAATCCGTATAAGTATCAGACATTTGTGCGTAAGAACAATGATCACATTGAAATGCACAGATCTAGTGAGGTATTTTTAAATCAAGATCGGAGTGTCTATGCAATCGTCTAAGGGTTTGTCCCTATTGACAGGGGTTTATTGTAGCTACGATACTAGCAAGGCTTTATGTTTCTACTGTCGAATGTTCGACACTACAAGGAGATCGTTATGAAAGTATGCAAAGTAGAAGTGGAAGTACCAGCAGGTCAGTACATCTTAGGTGACCCATGCTATGCAGTACCCGATGATGAGTGGATGGAGTTGCTAGAGTCTTGTGATTACTTTGATAATCCTATTGGCAAAATTACAAGGCACGATAAATCTTACTATCGTATCGTGGCATTCAGTACCCGTTGGGGTGATGGTTGCTACGATGGTACAGATGGCAACATGTACCCTGTAGATGCAGGCTTGATAGGTCTGGTGCCTGTAGAGTTATTGGGCAGTGATGTCCATAACTTAAGGGGTGACCTGTCTAAGATCGTCACATTCGATAAGCCAGTTAAATGTAGCAGTGATGGTGAAGGTAAGCTACGCTTCGGTCACATCACAATAGACACAGATCCTGCAGATGAGGAGGAGGATGATGAGTAGGCTAGAGATTGCCTGTAGCCTAGTGCTTACAGGAATGGCAGTGAGTGCCTGCCTGATGGCACTGTATATGATGGTGGTGTGGCTATGAGAAAAGAAATTTGGTTACTTGCAATGTTAGTTTTATTTGGTTTGACAATTATGATTGGCGGTTTAACTGTAGGTTACACGATAGGAGAATTGATATGGCAATCTCAAGTACTGATGTAGAAATGTTTGGATGTACACAGCAATCAATGGACACCATGCTAGAGGATAGCCTGTACAGATCCATGTTAGGTGATACGAATGGGGCATTGATGCTAGCGATGGGTATCCTCAGTGATGCACAGCATGTGATGGCACATGGTGACACAGAGATGGCTAGGCAGTTCATCAACAAGTCCAAGTATGTGATCAGTAAGGTGATGGATCAACACGATAACCGAGAGGAGGAGTAATCATGCCAAGAGAGATACATTTCAATGGTCGTAAGCCAAGCAAGCAACAGGTAATGAAGCATGTCCGTAGGCTAGTGCAAGAAGGTTGGTATCACATCGAAGTATTTTGGGGTGAGAACTGGATAGAGCTTGAAAATATCAATGGTGACTGGTATGGCAGTGGATGGATCAGGGACATCTCTGGTCAGGACATAGCTAGGTTTGAATTGAATGAAAGGAGAGCAGCATAATGGGTACATATGTATACAGGGTGACAGGTGTCAAGGTTAAGTGTAGCGATGGAGTGCTAGCTAATGTAGCTAAGTTTGCATACAAACCCTACTGGGGTATAGGTTCAGACTCAGCCAATGCCAAGCTACACTTCAGGTCTGGTGCTACATCAAGTGATGCACAAGCATGGAAGGGCAAGATCACTGAGCGATTCGTGATAGAAGATACAGTGTATCTGAATACAAGTAGACGAGGTACATTCTATGATGACTACCTAGGTTCCGATCAATACCCAGTACTCAAGGGTGTAACAGTAGAGGAGAATGCAAATGGATGAGTTAACACTCAAAGCAAACATGGCTATGGCATGGCAGTACGATGGTAGTGATGACTGGTGGCATGCAGTCACAGTCGATGGGGTTACATGGGACATCAATGTGTGGGATGCCTGTGTGTATGGAGATGAGGAGCGATCAGGATTACAGATGACTGCATACCCCCTTACTACAGAAAGTACGACAGACACAATGAATTACATTCCATTGGAAATTAGTAGTATCACTATGAAAATTTCCCAGTTAAAACAAAAGGTTAAGGAGCTAGTGCAATGAGAACAGATCTATGCATATCGCATGACGATAACGATGACACACACTACATCAACTTTGATCGCATTATAGGTGATGGGCTAGGTGTAGAGACAGGTGGGTACATCTCGGTAAGGCAAGATGCAGATGGCAATGTGTATGTCATTTGCATTGACACAGAAGGTGATGTACTAGCAGAGGTAGTGCTCCCAGTAAACGCTTTAATAGGAGGTGCATGATGAGCAAGCAAGTATTGTGGGTAATTAGCGAGAAGCATACCGATCACATCTTCTCAACACTCAAGGAAGCTAAGGCTTCTACTGTAGGGTTTGACGATTGGTTTTTTGGTAGCAGTAATAACATCCGTATCATTGCCCGTGTAGTACTAGATAGATTTCGTAAGCGTAAACAGAAAGGAACTAATGGATGATGCACTTGAAGTGGTAATCCCTAATCACCCCCAAGCTAGGGAGCGTAACAAGTTTGGTGCCCCAGTTGATATCAAGACACATGACTGGGTACATACCAACATAAAGTTTGTAGGTACAGCACAGGAGTATGCTAATATATACAATGCATTCAAAGGTACTAGCCCATTCACTAGCCTAGGATACAAGGCACAGGCTGATTGCCCTACTCATACCATCAGTGGGTGGTCAGTAAGGGAATGTCCTGTAGCTAAGTACGATGGAGATAGTTTGTGGGTAGCATTGGAATCAAGGGGTAGTACACCCTGTGTATTCTTGCAGCATGTAGCAGACACACAAAGTATTACAGTTGTAGGTACACATTTACCTGTGTATTCAATGAAGTGGAAGCAAACGATTTATACTAAGGGTAATCCCCCATTGACAAAGCAATATGGGAAGCCTGATACTAGCAGTGCAATTTAATTTCAACCATACATATCTATAAGGAAATAATATGTTAATCAAATCAGCAAACGGTATTCCATCTCTCCCAACTTTCTTGGACTTCAACCCAGTGCGTGAGCCACAAACTCGCAATGGTGTTGCAGTACCTAACAAGTTCTGGACAATCAATCCACTCACTGACACAGTCATCGGTGATGGTAAGTCTGTGCATAACCCAAAGAACTTCCGTGTTGTATGGGATAACATGCGTGAAGGCTTAGCGATTGCTAAGTTAGACACAAGCAATGTGGATGTAGAGTTCAATGCCATGAACAATGGTGCTGCATTCTCAGCCAAGATTATCCTCAAGCAATACAACTTCGAGAAGAAGTTAGGTGAGCCTGCAAAGATGGTGATGCATGTTCGTGACTCACATGACCAGTCAGTCAAGATGCAGATCAGTGCAATGATCTATCGCTTAGCTTGCTTGAATGGAATGATTGCTCCTCGTGAGAAGGTAGGTATCTCACAGAAGCACACTACATTCTACGATCCTGAAGTGATCGGCAAGGTAGCATCACAGTTCCCTGAGCGATTAGAGCGTGATGCACAAGTCATGTATCAGATGCAAGGTATCAAAGTTAATCGTGACTTTGCACTCGACTTCTTCCGTAGGAATGTAGCTACCTACATGACTAAGACAGGTCAGAAGGTAAACAACAAGTGGCTTGAGCGTATCATCGGTATCTACGATAGCTACGACACAATGCGTGGTACCGCATACCAAGTGTACAACACACTGACACACATCAGCACTCACGTTGAAGCACAGCGTGATGGTACTGAGGTGGAGCGTAAGCGTATCCGTATTGAACAGGACATCGAGTCTGTCATTCAGGGTGCTGAATTCCAGCAGTTGATTACCCCTGAGTTAGAGTACGCTTAATGATAGGGGAGGGTAACACCTCCCTTATCTTTCTTCAATGAAATCAAGGAGTTACGAGTGAAAAAAGTTAAGGATTCATGCACATTAACAGATAGAATAGAGCAATTTGCAGCTAAGAAATACATAGCTATCAAAGATAAGTACGATGTAGAAGATGGTATACAAAGTATACGCAATACAATCGATGATCTAGATTCATTCATTGATCTGTATGTAGACTCGCCTACTATACTCACAGAAGACGAGGTATGGAACTACCTAGAGGGTATCAAGTCTGTGCTTACACTGCGAGTAGAGCAGCTATGGAATGCACACATACAGCGTGAACACTTGGATGGGTACGGTGAGATAAACGAAGTGATGGAATGTAAGGCACAGAAGAAAGCTAAAAAGAAATGAATATCACCATCAAGGTAACTAAAGAACACAAGGATGGCTCTGCTGATGCACAGGTAACCTTTGACAAGGAAGCACTAGAGTACATGGTTGAGTATGCAGTGGTAGGTATGCTCAAGGAATACTGTGACAAGAAAGATAAGGAGTGGAACCCCGATGCCAAAGCAAAGCCAACAAGAAAAACCAGTACCCCCAAAAAGGAAGTACGTAGAAGGACATGACATGTCGCTTGAAGAAGTAGCTCAGGTCTTCGGTATACACAGAAACAGTGTGCATGATACAGAGAAGAGAGCACTACGTAAGTTCAAGGCAGGCATAGAAGCAAGAGGGTATAAGCTAGAGGATTTCTTTAGATGAGTTGGCTGATAAAGAGTCTCTTGATTTTTGTGTTTGCATTTGGGATTTTAGTGGGACATACGATGGGTAGGATGGAGTGGTCACACTCAGAATGTAATGACATCCCAGATCATACGGCTTGGCTGTCAGTTAGAGATGGTGTCTATAGATGCTTTTGGATTCAGAACAATTACCCGTGGAGGGTTAGACTACAAGGAGTTATTGATGTCAGATAATGTAGGTGATATTAACAGTGATGCCAAGGGTACTGGTGCTAGGTACATCAGTGGCAAGGCAGACCTTAGTCTCATACCTCTGAGTACATTAGAGGAAGAGGCAAGGGTATGGATGTATGGTACTAAGAAGTACAAGGCATTCAACTGGATGAAGGGTATGCCTTGGTCTGTGCCGCTTGGCTGTGCGTTAAGGCACATAGCTGCATGGCAGGAGGGCGAGGACCTAGACCAAGAGTCTGGACACCACCACCTTGCACATGCTATGTGTAACCTGCGTATGCTGATGTTGTATAGCAAGTCATACAATGAAGGGGATGACAGACCTCCAAAGGAATACTTTAGTGAAAGTAGTTAAGTGGATAGGAACTATCCTGTGCTTGACTGGTATATGTCTAACCAGTTTCAACGTGTACCCACTCAACATATTCCTAAGCCTAATTGGTAGTGGGCTATGGACATGGGCAGGGTACATGCAGAAAGATATGCCACTCATCTTAGTAGAAGCAGTGGCTGTAATTTTATACACAACAGGAGTGATAGCATGGATGATGCAATGAAAGATGCAATGAAGTTAACTAAGATGCCACAGTTTGTACCACCTAAGCCTAAGCGTACTAAGCCAAAGGCAGAGGAAGTAATCGTAACAACAAAGGAGTATGTAGTATTGACAGATGAGCAGATAGAATCCTGCCGTAAGGGTCAGGACATCTTTGACTTTGCTCGTGACATTGAAGAACTAGTACGACTTAACAATCAGATATAGGAGATACATATGAAATATACTTTTGATTTAATCCCAGAGCAAGTAGATGACATCCTTATCGCTAACCTTAAGGAGATGTATGAGCTATGCATTGAAGCAATCCTTAACCCGAACTTAAGATACCACGAAGACTTTGAAGATCTCTTAAAGAGATACGATGCAATGAACATTGTGCTTGAGTACTACATGATCTATGGCGATTGGCTAGCTTACACTAGAGAATTTCAAGACAAGGTCATGAAGATAAAGGATGAATTCTATGCGAACAAAGATAGCAAAACTGATTGATGAGTACTATGAATCACTAGACTTTAGATCTTTAGGTACAGTAACACAGAAGGACTATCGTTACTGTATCAACACCTTGCTTGCTACATCAGTACGTGGCAAGCTAATCTCCACGATGTACCTTGAATCCTTAGATACCCCTCGTGCTCAGGCTGCATACAACAGATGGGCTGAGAGGGGTGTTCCCTTTGCTAACCATACTCATGCTGTATCCAGTAAGTTGTACAACTTTGGAATACAGCTAGGCTATACACAGATCAATCCATTCAGCAAGGTATCTAAACACGCTCACAGGGCACGTAAGGTGGTGTGGACAAGGGAGCATATCAAGTTGTTCTTAGACACCGCCTATGGACGTTTTAGATGGCGTAGTGTGGGTCTTATAGTACAGATGGCATACGAGTGGTGCCAGAGGCTAGGCGATATGGCTAACCTGCAATGGGATAACTACGATGCACAGGCTAGAGTCTTGTACCTAGAACAGTCTAAGCGCAGGGCTAAGGTTGAGTTACCTACAACAGATGAGTTGCATGAGATGTTAATGCAGCAGAAGGGTGACGTAGACTTTCAGTCTTACATTGCACCATACTGTATGGACAGAAGGATCTTAGCTAAGCCTTATGACAAGCATCAACTATCACAGGTAGCTAGGCAGATCATCAAGGCTGCAGGTTTGCCTAACGAGTTACAGATCATGGACATGAGACGTACTGGTACGATGGAGATGGTAGATGCAGGGGTACCCTTGCCTCAGATCATGAGTATCACTGGGCACAGTTGTCCTAGCTCAGTAAGACCCTACATAAAAAATACATTGACAAGTGCGAGGAAAGCTGCTACGCTTCGCTTTAACACCGCCAGTGATACAGTATAAGGATACTGATATGAGTTTTAAAGTCTATACACACGATGGTCATGCACCACACATGGCTTGGTTCTTTACAATAGATCAAGTATTAAAAAGTATGTTAGCTAATCCTACTCACACTTACCACAGAATAAACAAATGACATGGCATGGAAGTGTCCACCCCTACACCTACCTAACTGGAATAACTTATGGAAATGGAAAGAACAGATGAACTCAAATGAATCTTTTGATAGAACTGCAAGCCACATGGCTGGTGAATATGTTTCATACAATGAACCAGTAGCGTGGGGAATGTTGGATAAAGATGGTGGTATTTACGACTCAATTAGTCCTGACGAGCACGACAGAGAAGAAGGTGCTTACACGATTCCGCTCTATACCCATCCAGCAAAGACACTAACAGATGAGGAAATAATGGATTGCATTGAAGATAAAACTGGGTATTCGTTTAATGCTTGCGATGAGGATTTATTAGATTTTGCTAGAGCAATACTAAGAAAGGCAGAAAAGAAATGATTAATGAACACGACATAGCAGACCACGAGTGTGCACTGTATGACCTACACAAAGGTGATCACTTCGTGATTGTAGATGAAGACCTAAAGGTACCACCTGCACATGATGCAGTAGACCTAACTGCCAAGTACTGGTTCGGTGACATCGATGGTATGTATAGTTACTGTAAGGATATGGAAGGTAACGTAGTACACTTTGCAGCATGGACTAAGGTGAAGAAGGTATGACCAAACTACAGACGTACAGGCTGAGCTATTGCATACTAACTGCAGCAGTTGTATGGTGGTCAATTAGCATTACGAAGGATACAAGTTGCTTTGAATTCATGGCAGGGGGCTTCTTCATAATACTTGCTATGAATTGTTGGGTAGCTGACATGCTTACGAAGGGTAAGGATGGATGCTAAAAAATATGTAATAGATTTAAGCCTATCACTAGGTCAGTCGTATCGTGGCAGTTGTCCTGTATGTAAAAGGTATAACACCTTTACTGCGATCAACGACAATGGCAAGCTCATGTGGAATTGTTATTCCCTCAATTGCAAAGCAACAGGTATGACTACCACTCACCTATCAGCAGAGGAACTACGCAAGGTAATGTTCTCAGAAGTACTACACAAGGACTTACCCATCCAATTTGATTTACCTGATTGGATTGTAGTGGACTATGACAAGCAACATCTAAAGACTCTATGCCAGAGGTACGGGTTAGATCCACACTGGCTAGACTTGAGGTATGACATACGAGAAGATCGTACTGTATTCCCTGTAAGGTTTGAAGGTAAGCTAGCTGATGCAGTAGGCAGAGCAGGGCATGCAGGTGTGATACCTAAGTGGAGAAGATACGGTGAGGCACGAGCACCCTACGTGGTAGGTGATACAGATGTAGCTGTAGTCGTAGAGGATTGTATAAGTGCAGCAGTTGTAGATACGATAGGTGGCACAGGCTTTGCCCTCTTGGGTACTGCACTTCTAGAAGAACACAAGGTACTACTTGCCAAGTACCGTAGGGTTGTGGTAGCATTAGATCCTGATGCAATGAGTAAGACACTAGCGTACACCAAAGATCTTAAAGCAATTGGAATTGAAGCAATTGCATTGAAGTTACTGGATGATATTAAGTACCGTGTCCCAGATGATATAGATAGTTTGAAGAAGTTATTATAGGAGAAAGCATGGAACTTACCTTGATTAGAAGTCTGATGGATAAGGGCTTCTACGATGAGACAAGAGGTAACAGGTGTCCTGAGAAGTTGTTCACTAAAGATGTAAGAAAGATCAAAGCCATCATCGATTCAGCGATGGATCAGTATCAAAGAAACCTAACAGTAGACGAAGTACAAGCACTATTCTTTGCAGCAAATCCCACACTCACTACAGCACAGAAGCAAGCATACGAATTGCAGTTCAATAAGATTCGTAAGGAAGACATCATGGGTGCTGATGTTGCAACAGAAGTACTAAGCAACATGTTCCGGCAGGTAGTAGGTGAAGAGGTAGCTAACCTTGGATTCCAGTATGTCAATGGTGACCAGACTACAATGGAACCACTGAGACATATCCTTGATATGTATCAAGATGATTTCACACCAAGCATTCGTATCAAGTATGTAGACAATAGCATTGAGAACTTGATAGAGAGTGCAGCAAACAATACCAAGTGGCAGTTTAATATCCCATCACTACATCACTCAGTCAATGGCTTAGACAATGGAATGTTATTTGTTATCGGTGCACGTAGTAACGTAGGTAAGTCAAGCTTCCACTCCACCCTATGTGCAGGTCCTAATGGATGGGCATACCAAGGTGCAAAGATACTTGTGCTATGTAACGAAGAAAAGCCGGAGCGTGTAGCATCACGTTACATGACTGCTTGTACGGGCATGACGATACAGCAGATCGTGTCTGACAAGATCACTGCACACAGATCATACGATCCCATCAAGGATAACTTGAAGTTTGTAGATGCAACTGGCAAGACAATGAAGTGGGCTGAGTCAGTCATCAAGAAGCACAAGCCTGACATTGTGGTACTGGACATTGGTAGCAAGTTCTCAGAGGATGGTGCTTCAACTAATAACCATGAGACACTCAAAGCTAATGCAGTCTACGCTCGTAACATTGGTAAGATCTACGGCTGCTTAGTTGTGTATTGCACACAGCTATCGGCAGAAGCAGAAGGTAAGATTGTACTATCACAAGCAATGATTGAAGGCAGTAAGACTGGCTTAGCAGGTGAGTCAGACTTGATGATCCTAGTTGCACGTAACCCACCAATGAATGATCAGACAGAGGATGATGGTATGCGTTACTTAAACATTGTGAAGAACAAGATCAGTGGCATACATCGTATTGTTAACTGTGAGTTTGACTATCGCACTGGTGCGTACTCATCATGATCATCACACTTGACGTTGAGAACACAGTCAGTAACAGGAACAATAAGAAACACTTAGATCCCTTTGAGACTGGCAATACATTGGTGATGGTAGGATACAAAGAGTTAGATGGTGTATCTCACATCTATACATTCGATCACTCCGAAGTTAAGGAAGATGGAGAGAAGAACCATAAGGACTTACAGGCTGTACTAGATAAGACTACCCTAATGATTGGGCATAACATCTCATACGATTTGTTATGGCTGTGGGAGTCTGGCTTTAAGTACGATGGAGAAGTCTTTGATACCATGCTAGGTGAGTACGTCTTACTGCGTGGTGTATCTATGCCATTGGACTTAAAATCAGTTGCCATGAGGCACAAGTGTGAAGTACTTAAACAAGACACACTGAAGGATTACTTCAAGCGTGGGTATAGCACTCGTGATATTCCACATGCAGAGTTATCACTGTACCTTGAACATGACTTAGGTTCCACTGAAGGTATCTACAAATCTATTGTAGCTAAGCTAGAGACACCTGCTGATTCAGGATTACGTCAGACAATCGAGATGACTAACGAAGTTTCAATTGTGCTAGCACGTATCTATCAGACAGGTATCAAGGTAGATCTCGATGCACTGGATGCAGTACGTCTTGAGTTTGAGACAGAGCGAAATGACATAGTCAAGCTGCTGCAGTCTCATGTACGTACACTCATGGGTGATACACCTATCAACCTAAATAGTCCTGAGCAGTTGTCATGGATTGTGTATAGTCGTAAGCCTCGCAACAAAGCTGCATGGTCTACTGCTATCACACCTTACATGAAAGACACAGAGTTTAAAGAGGCAGTCAAGAAACACTTTGACTATGTGTACAGAACTAAGGCAGTTAAGTGTGCACCCTGTGATGGTAAAGGATTTAACTACAAGACTAAGAAGGATGGTAGCCCATTCAAGAAGTCTACTAAGTGTGTTACATGTAACGGTGGTGGCTTTGAATTCAAGGCAACTAAGGATGTAGCAGGATTGAAGTTCACTGCACCTAATGCTAAGTGGGCTAGTGCTAATGGCTTTGGTACATCCAAGGGTAACCTTGAAACACTTGAGCGTGTGGCACTGTCTAAGAGTATGCCGGATGCAGTAGAGTTCTTAGGTAAGTTACGTAGACTATCAGCATTAGATAGCTACCTCAGTAACTTTGTAGAAGGCATCTCTACTTTCATTAAGCCTGATGGTCTGTTACATGTACGGTTGAATCAGCACATCACTGCAACTGGTAGGTTCAGTGGGTCTAATCCTAACATGCAGAACATGCCTCGTGGTGGTACGTTCCCAGTTAAGCGTGTGTTCATATCTCGCTGGGAAGGGGGCAAGATTATGGAAGCAGACTTTGCACAGCTAGAGTTTCGTGTAGCTGCATTCCTATCCCAAGATCCTGTAGCCATGAAGGAAGTAGAGGATGGCTTTGATGTGCACTCGTATACGGCTAAGGTTATTACGGATGCAGGTCAGCCTACCTCTAGGCAGGTAGCTAAGACACACACCTTTGCCCCACTGTATGGTGCTACTGGGTATGGCAGGACACCCTCTGAAGCTGCGTACTACACACACTTCATGGAGAAGTATCAGGGCATAGCTAACTGGCACAAGGTACTAGCCAAGCAAGCATTGAATTATAAGTACATTAAAATCCCTAGCAACAGGGAGTTTGCATTCACTGAAGTACAGAGGAAACGTGATGGCACTGTGACACACTTCACTGCTATCAAGAACTATCCAGTTCAATCCTTTGCTACTGCAGACATCGTACCTTTGGCACTAGTCGAGATCTACAAAAGACTAGTCCAGTACAAGAGCAAGGTAGTAAATTCTGTCCACGATTCTATCGTTATAGATGTTCACCCAGATGAGATAGGGGATATGGTCAGAGTAATAGATGAAGTACAGGCAGAACTTGTTGAATTGATTAATAAAAAGTGGTCAATTAATTTCAATGTTCCCCTTGCACTTGAGTCCAAGTTGGGTGATAATTGGTTAGAGCAAAAAGATGTACGTTAATAAACTTTATATATAAGGAATGATATGTCAGATATAACACTAGCAAACAACGGTAACTTCGCAATGATGGCAGATGCGATGGGCATGGGTGCCGACCTAGCCAAGCCAAAGAAGCAGAACAATCTTGCACGTTTAAAGCTTGATCACAAAGGTATCATGGGTGAGCAGGTGGTAGGTAATAAGAAGAAGAAGGTTGAAGTTGTAGCAGCAGGTAGCTACATACTTGATCGTACTAACATGGAGCCAGTGTATGGCACTGATGTAACGATTCGTTTATTCAATCAGCGTTTTATGTACAAGAAATATATTCAAGGTAATGGCGATGTTAAGTCTAAGTATGTAAAGACTATCATGGCTAAGGATCTGAATGGTGACTTGCGTGATAACGATGGTGGCTTTAATTGTGGTAAGCCATCAGGTTGGATCGAAGACTACGCAGCATTGCCACAGGAAACTAAGACACTGCTTAAATCTATCAAGCGTGTACGTGTACTGTTCGGTGAAGTAACCATGAAGGATGCAGTCAACGCTAAGGGCGAGGCTGTAGATGGCACGGTAGCTGTACCATTTATCTGGGAGATTGATAATCGTGATGCATTCAAAACACTTGGTGCACCTATTGCACAGATGGCAAAGCAGAATCGTATCCTGCCACAGCACAATATTACGTTGGGTTCAGACGAGCAATCTCTACCTACTGGTGCAGTATATTTCTTGCCTACTGCTGTACTGGATCTATCTAAGACAAACGACTTAACAGATGCAGATCAAGCTATGTTTGCAGACTTCAATGCTTGGATTGATAACTACAATGAATACATTGTTAAAGAGTTCAACAAGTTATCTGTATCAGCACCAGTAAATGCAGAGTTAGCTGATGTAGTTAGTGAGTTTGTAGACGTAGAAGTAGAAGCCTAATGAATCATCCTGCCGAATTAAAGATACATCAGTATCTCAGTAAGGTAAGGCACGGAGATAGTACCCTAAGCCCTGAAGTTGTAGAGCAGGTAGTTGAGGATGTTCGTGCTGCCCTTACTCGGCAGTTTGTAGACAAGCGTGACAATGCATTTAGCTATCGCATGTCTAACGTGGGCAGGGAATACTGCCAGTTATGGTTCGATAAGAATGAACCTGAAGCTGCAGTACCCCACTCTACAAACTTTATTATCAACATGATGATGGGTGACATAGCAGAAGCAGTGTTTAAAGGGCTTCTAACACAGGCAGGAGTAGCGTATAGCAGTGGGGATAAGGTTACCCTCACTGCTGGTGATCACACGATCTACGGCACTCCTGATTTGATTACAGAAGGTGCAGTCGATGACGTTAAGTCTGCTAGCCCTTGGTCCTATACTAATAAGTTTGTTGACTTTGAAACCCTCAATGCCAATGATTCATTTGGCTACGTAGGTCAGCTTGCTGGCTATGCTAAGGCAATGGATGTAAAGGCAGGTGGGTGGTGGGTAATCAACAAGGCTAACGGTGAGTTCAAGTACGTACCTGCTGATGGCATTGATGTAGATGCTGAGGTCAAGAAGATTGCAGCTAAAGGTGATGAGCTTAAGGCTAATACTTTTAGACGTTGCTTTGAAGCTGAGAAAGAAACCTATCGTAAGAAAGAGACAGGTAACTTAATCTTAGGTAAGGAATGTAGTTGGTGTTCTTATAGGTACAAGTGCTGGGAAGGTTTAGAAGAACGACCATCACTAGTATCTAAGGCAGCTAACCCACCAATGGTGTCTTACATAAAAATTGTTGAGGCATAAGTGGCATTTGGTAAGAAGAACTTTATGCCTGCTCATGTCAAGGGATATCGCAGTGGTCTTGAGGCAACAGTACAAGCAGACTTAGAAGAAGCTTCTATCGATGCAGAGTATGAGTCCATTAAGATTGAGTGGGAAGACTTGTGTTATAGAAGATATACACCTGACTTCCTACTTCCTAATGGCATCATCATTGAAACAAAAGGATTGTTTACGGCAGAAGATAGACGTAAGCATACCCTAGTAAAGAAGCAACATCCAAATCTAGATATTAGATTTGTATTCAGTAGTAGCAAACGTAAGTTAAGCAAGCAATCTAAGACTACGTATGCAGAGTGGTGCATCAAGCAAGGCTTCTTGTATGCAGATAAAAAGATACCTGAAGATTGGCTAGTAGAAAAAGCTAAAAAAGAAATGCCTCTAAAATTTAATCCATACAAAGGAACCAAGCATGACTAACCCTATCAAGAAGGATGACATTGTCCTTATCATACGACCTAACTTTGAAGGCAAGCAGTGGAATGGCACAGTAGATCTGAACATGATCTGTATGCCATCAGATAGTCTAGACGAAGAAGCATATACAGAGATTGTAAGTTTAGCTCAGGGTATAGTGACCTGCTTTCATTTGCTTAACACAGATGAGAAGTTTGGTAAGACTGTGTCTGACAAGATGGATGAGATGGTTAACTCTGGTGAACTAAAGTTTGATCCGCAGTCAGGTCTGTTTGATTCAACCTTTGATCTTACACAGTGGACACCAACACAGGGGAATGCATAATGGAAACACGCAAATCAATAGACGAATGTTCCGGTGAGGAGTGGAATGCTGCAGCTAAAGGGCATTGGGATTTCCTTAAGAAGGACAGAGTGTACGAAGAAGATCCTGTGTACTCCTCCCGTGAAGATAAGATAATTGCAGACAGACAGATAGAAGATGAAGAAGATATCTTTGGTGGTAGTTTGTTTGATGAAGCAGATGAAGCAGAAGAAATTAATATGGAAGATGCTATAGGTCTATACGAAATGGAGGAGTGGCTTAGTCAAGAAGAGATCTTAGATGAAGTAGTTAAATGCCTAGGGGACTGGGATGCTATTGCCTACTGTCAAGGCACAGTGTTACGGATCATGATGGACCACCAAAGTATTACTAACAAGAGTGCAATTGCTGTAGCTAAACGACACCTTGATAGATTGTCCCGCCTAGTCCATGAGACTGAGGGAGTTAACTGGTGAGTACATCTTCCCCTCTCTTTGTTGAGGTACGGTTTCAATTAGTCCTAGACTATGACACTGCACCTCCTACTTATCAAGACCCTGAATATCTTCAAGAGGTATTGCAAGAAGCAATTAAAGATGCTGTGTATGACTTAGGTGCAGAAGAAGTCAACGAGTTCTTTATAGAACTAGAGACGGATATATGACTGCTCCCGTCCGTAAACGATTTGATAGAGAACTATTCAACGAAACAGATGGGACAGCAAGAGATTCAGCCAAGAAGTATTGGATATCTTTGGGGCATACAGTAGAGGATCACCCTGATAGATACGCAGTAGATTTAATTGTAGATACAGGACTAGAGACATTTTATTGTGAAGTAGAGATAAAGAAAGTATGGAAGGGTGTAGAGTTTAAGTACGATACACTGCAGATACCAGAACGTAAGTCTAAGTTTGCTAAGCTGGATAAGCCTGCATACTTTATGATATTTAATAATGAACGTAGTCATGCATTCATCTGTAGTCACACAGACCTGTTAGATTCCCCCATAGTTGAGGTGCCTAACAAGTATGTGTACAAAGGGGAGATGTTCTTCCAAGTACCGATAGCTAAACTACAATTAGTGGAGATACCAAGTGGCACGTAAACATGATCAGACAGCAGAAGACAGGATAGATAATCTCCTGCTGGATAGTCACATGTTCTTTCTTCATGGTGACATAGAGGAGGAGAACATAGATCGTTGTATCAAATGGATTGAATATGAAAACATTGATCCAAAAGATAAGCTACTCACTCTCTATGTAAACACAGGTGGTGGTGAGTTGTATCAAGCACTAGCACTGATTGATATTATGAAAGCAAGTAAGCATCCTATCCGTACCATAGGACTAGGTAGCATCATGAGTGGTGGCTTCTTGATCTTTGTGTGTGGCACTAAGGGTGAGCGATACATTGCACCTAATGCAGGCATCATGTGTCACCAGTTGTCAGATGACATTAACAACAAGTATCACGATATCAAGTCAGCATTCAAAGAAGTAGAGAACTGTAATGCAAGAATGATTAAGATACTGCGTGATGCAACAGGCTTAACTGCATTAAAGATACAAGCAAAACTATTACCAGCAAGTGATGTATACTTGACTGCTAAGGAATTGATTCAACTTAAGGCAGCAGACTATATACTAGGAGAAGATAATGGCACAGGTGCCTGATGAAGTGTTAGATAATAGTTTAGTAAAACTAAAGAGAGCACTTGGTATTGCCACTTGTGCTATGGTTGCAGCTAAAGATTCTGAATGGTTTGATCACAGACCAGAGATTGAGTATGCTTTGTGGCAGGTGCAAGAGAATTTGTGTGATGCTATACTGGATCTTGAAGAAGAAGTAGAACACTTTGAAATGTTTGGATCAGCAGATAGAATAAATGCTCTTGAAGAAGCAGCACAGTTAGTAGATAGATTTAATGATTCACCTGTAGTAATACCACCCACTGAAAGTTTTGCAACGGTCATAGCTAGGGCAATCAGGTTACTAGCTACCAACAAGGAGAGTTAACATGAAACTAGTAATTGCTATAGCAGTAGCAGTCGCAACAGTAGGTTGCTCATCTAGCTACTATGGTACCGAGACTAAGCTGTATGTACCTAAAAGAACACAGCCTATGGGCAGACAAGAAGTTATTCAAGCTATCACTGACTGTGAATCTGCTATGACTAGACCTGTTCTGATTATGGGTAAGCAAAGAGTTAATGATTGGGATACTGACATTGTCCTGAATGTTACTTGTGCCCCCATGAGACAGGCATACTATAAATAATTTCAATAAAAACAAAGAGATACAAAGGCAGTTGCTTTAGGAGGAATTTTAAGTATAACTAAAGTCCCCCCACGGGAGTACAGATTCTACTGTGCTCCTATTTTTTTCAATAGAATCAACAACATAGGTATACTTCATGACGAAATACACAATGACTCCTTACAATGACTTCATTGCCAAGAGCAGGTACTCCCGTTACATAGACGAGATTGGCAGACGAGAACATTGGAGTGAGACAGTAACCAGATACTTTGACTTTATGACAGAGCATCTAAAAGATAAAAAGAATTACACACTGACTCCTGAGTTACGTGCAGAGTTAGAACAAGCAGTAACAGATTTAGATGTAGTGCCATCCATGAGAGCCGTCATGACATCTGGACCAGCACTAGAGAGACAGAACGTAGCAGCATTTAATTGTTCCTACCTACCTATCGATGACCCTAAAGCATTCGATGAAGCCATGTATATACTCCTGTGTGGTACAGGTGTAGGATTTAGTGTGGAGAAAAAGTATGTATCTAGATTACCTGAAGTCCCTGATCGCATGTTCAGTAGTCAAACTACTATTGTTGTTTCGGATTCTAAAGAAGGATGGGCTAAATCACTTCGACAACTCATTGCTCTTCTGTACTCTGGCGAAGTTCCACAGTACGACTTACATAAAGTCCGTGAGGCAGGTGCAAGGCTTAAGACCTTTGGAGGCAGGGCATCTGGACCAAAACCTTTGGAGGATTTATTTAAGTTTGTCATTATCAAATTCAAAGGTGCAGCTGGTAGACGTTTATCTGCCCTCGAATGCCATGACATTCTGTGCAAGATCGGGGAAGTTGTTGTTGTGGGTGGAGTACGTAGGTCAGCAATGATATCTCTGTCTGATTTGACAGACGATAACATGGCTCATGCTAAAGCAGGTAACTGGTGGGATGGTCAGGGGCAACGTGCCTTGGCTAACAACTCTGCTGTGTATGAGGAGAAGCCTAGCATTGGACACTTCATGAGGGAGTGGACATCAATTTACGAATCACATTCAGGTGAGAGAGGAATATTCAGCCGTGATGCATCTCAAAGACAAGCTGCAAAAAATGGAAGGCGTGACAGTACGTATGAGTTTGGTACTAATCCTTGCTCAGAAATTATTCTTAGACCTTATCAGTTCTGTAATCTTTCTAGTTGCATTGTGCGTAGCACTGATAGCTTTGATTCTTTATCCACTAAGATTCGCTTGGCAACTATTCTCGGAACATTTCAAGCGACCTTAACAGACTTCCCGTACCTACGTAAGATCTGGCAGAAGAACACAGAAGAAGAAGCATTGCTTGGTGTGTCAATGACTGGTATCCTTGACAATGCTTTATTAAATAACCCAGATGATCTGGAACTACCTAAACGATTGGAGACACTCCGTGATATTGCTATTGCTACTAATGCTGAATACGCTGCTGCCATTGGAATTAATCAGAGTGTGGCTGTCACAGCTGTTAAACCCGAAGGTACAGTGTCACAGCTTTGTAGTACTGCCTCTGGCATTCATCCTCAGCACAGTCAATATTACATACGTAGGGTACGTGCTGATAACAAGGACCCTTTAACACAGTTTATGATTCAGGCAGGATTTGTAGCAGAGCCATGCTTCATGAAACCTGAGAGCACTACTGTGTTTAGTTTCCCTGTGAAGGTTGCAGATGGTGCACTGCTACGTGAAGACTTATCTGCTATACAACACTTGAAACTGTGGCTACTATTTCAACGTCACTACTGTGAACACAAGCCGTCTGTCACAATCTCTGTGAAGGAAGACGAGTGGATGCAGGTAGGTGCTTGGGTATATGAACACTTTGATGAGGTTACAGGGGTATCTTTCCTGCCTATGGATGGTGGCACATACAAGCAAGCCCCGTATGAAGAGTGTACAGAAGAGGAGTACAATAAATTGAAGCTGTTAGTACCTGAGTCAGTAGACTGGGGTAACTTCAAAGAGTATGATGATAATGTAGAAGGTGCTCAGATGTTGTCTTGCACTGCAGGTGGCTGCACTATCTAAGTAACACTGGTTGTGGGGTACCAGCACAGAAACCCCACACTCCTTATGAAAGAGATAACATGAATCGCTATAGAATAGAAGAAGAATACCCAGACATAGAGCTTATGCTACTAGAGCCTAGCTACTTTGATAAGGCTATTGTGGGTGTAGTACAGAAGTGTAATAGTGTACAAGCCATTTGCTATGATGCAGGTAAATGCATTAAGCTATTAGCTAAGTACGAGAAGATGTCGGAGGATGATGCAGTGGAGTACTTCGAGTACAACACACAGGGTGCATACGTAGGTGAACACACCCCTGTGTTTCTTTATCGATAGCGTTGAATGATAGCTTCGTACTTGTATACTTGTCCGTAATCCTTAGTAGCATCCATCGATTTACCATCATGCTCTGCAGCATATAGTTCATTGATAGCTCTACGGGCAACGGCAGGTAACTTGTTAAAGCGTAGTTGATTAACACGATCACGATCTGATACAGTCATCTTAGCCTGTGCCATTTCTCGTGAGATACCTAGTGTCTCTTGCATAGTAGTGACAGCAGCTAGTCTCTTCTGATCCAGTGTATAACCTTTGTATCTATCACTGTTAATCAAGTCAGTCATGCGTTTCTCTACCAAAGGTACTGACTCTTTAATAAAGGCACGATCATATACTTTATCACCTGTGCTACCAAAGATCGCATACGGATCTAAGTTAAGTTTGACAAACTCTTTTTCAACTAGGGGTTTAGATGGGACAAGTCTCATACCAGTTAGTGTGTTAAAGAATTCACCAGCACGAACAGGTGCCTTGTTAGAGAAGTACGGTTGGAACTCAGGCAACTCTTCTTTAAGCTCAGGCAACTTAGCCATCACCCTTTGAACAGCAGCTTGCTGGAATTTATCATCTGATGTAATCACATTAGGATCTCTAGCTATCTGTCCCTCAGCATCAAACAAATCTAGATACTCAAACACAGGCTTGCCGGGTGTAGTAAATCTACCCATGAAATCACCGAGCAATCTACCTAGTGCAACAGATACCTTGTCTGCATCCTTGCCCTCAGAACCTGCAATGTATTGTGGTAACTGGTCTAGCAAATAAGACTGAGTACCAGCTGGCATCTTCATACCTGCAATAGTAGAAGCAAGTTCTGATAGCTTAGCATCTTCAGGTCTACCTGTCTTTTGCTTAGCAATGAAATCTCCTACAGCTAGGTAAGGACCAATGGGGAACAATGCTCTCATATCTGTAGTACTACCATCAGCATTCTTGATGTTGTACCATTCCTCATCCTGATGTTCCATACGATATTTGTATGCAGCATAGATAGCAGCAGTACCTACAACACCTTTACTGGTCTTCTCTAAGCCTTGGTTTAACAGGGCATATCCACCATCTTCCCCTTTAGCAAGCTTAGCTGCACCACTTGCCATATCCACAGCACCTGATGCAGTACCTAGTGGGCTATGTCTATACTGGAATGCAATGGCATTAGACATGAATCTTGGGAATGTTACGACTAAAGAACCACCGGGTAGCTTCTCAAAGAAACTAACAAAGTCATGTGCCAAGTTCTCTGAGACTGCTTCTAAGCCCTTGTCACTTGCTTTCTGCTGCTTAGGCATGTAGGAGAAGGTAGCTTTTAAAGTCTCGTCTGTGGCGTTTTTAAGTATGTCTACGGGGATGTCTTTGTTATTGGCTAACAGATCCATCATGTCTATACCTACACGATTAAGCTGTCTCTGTACACTCGATGCAAAGATAGCCCGTCTAAAGAAAGCATCCTGTGCTACGTTAAGTGTGTTCACAGTACGTGCTACCTTACTGAGATCACTTGTAGTGCTCTCTTGAAGTGCACTGAATAACTGGTTCTGTAATCGTGGGTTATTCTTAAGGATAAGGTCTACTGTCTCGGCAGTTAACCCTGCGTTAGACATATACCCAATGGTAGCAAAAGAATCTTTAACTGTATCTACTAGCCCCTTGGAGATATCCCCTTTCTGATATGTGCCTGTAGCCATGCCAGTAATAGCTTTACCAGTAGTATAGATAGCACCATCCATTAGGTTTGCTGCAGCATCCATTGTCATGGCACCAGTAGTACCAAGTACGTTACGTATAGTAGTACCTAAACCAGAAACTACAATAGCTTTAGACTCACGCTCTAAACGATTGATAGCACGTAAAGCATTACCCATAATAGACGGGGCTTCAATGTCCTTACCGTACAATTCATTGACTAACTTCTCTGCTTCAGGATCTAGCTGTGCTACTTTCTTCAGAGTACGAGCAAGTGCAGAGTATCCCTGCATCACATTAGCTGCATCAGCTACAGTGGTACGAGTAGCCTGAGCAAAGTCTTCAGGGGTTAAGTTAGCTTTCTTAAGTGCAGCATCGATAACATCATTGTCAATGTTATCCATTGATATGAATACATTCTTAACTGCATCACTTACCTTTTGTCCATTGACAGGTCTAAACTCAGGGGCTAACATCATGACATACTTAGCTACATCAATAGCCTTGCGGTTAATGTCAGTACGGATCTGTGCTTGAGTTAGGTCTGTAGGTTTAGATATTGCATCAAGAGTTCTACGACCCTCAAAGATATCAAACTCATTTAATAAATCTTCTTGTGACTTATCAAAGGATTCATTTAACTTCTTAGTTGCAGGATCTACAGTACCAGCTTTAGATTTCTTACCTGCAAGAATATCTTCTAGTTCTTTTTTAGTAGTAGTAATCTTACCTTTAATTGCAGTAGCGGCTTCAGCACCACCACCAAATGCACTCAGTGCAGATGCAATACCTAACTGTAGGTAGTCTAGCTCATCCTTCTGAACACCAGTCTTACGTGCTACATCCTGATCAATCACATTCTGACCAGCACCGATAACTGTTTCAGCGGCAGCTGCAGCACCGATAGTCTTTAGCTTAGAGCTAAGTACATTCTTAATTGCTTCACGAGCTACTGCATATCTAGCTCCAGCACCGATGCCAGCACTAAGTATATTAGTAGGTTCACTGACTGCAGATAAAACACTTTCTGCAAAAGGTCTAACACCCGGCTGTCCACCTGTTTCATAGAAAGAAGGAACTGCATCAAACAAATTGTGGGCACGAGATGCTTTAACTACATCCTCTGGCTTAGCATTGTTTAACCAGTTTAATTCTGGGACAGCATTCAAAGAAGTGTTCCATTGAACCTGTCTCATAGATGTCATGAAACGCTTAGCATACTCCTCATCAGATTCTTTAGGTAACTGCTTACCCTCTTCACCGAAACGAGCTTCAGCATAGTCACGAATGACTTTAAGATTCTCAGGTTGCTTGTACAGGTCCTCAAACTTAATCTTAGATTCTTTACCTGCAGCACGTTCTTCTGGAGTACCTTTGATACGCTGAACTTCTACGTCAGACTGATATTTATACTCTGCTGGAGGTTTAGTTATAGGTAAATCAAACTCAGACGTAGGAATAGCTTCCCTAGTATTCTCTGTATCCAAAGGAATAGCAGGTGCATTCTCAAACTCTTTAGGTGCACCCTCTATTTTTACTTGTCCTGCTATAGGTAAATCGAATTCACTAGCCATCTGACTTCCTTATTATTTTTGCCAGCCTGTACCATTCCAAGTGCTCTTTTTTCCATTACTATCTAGATAGACTTGACCGGGAATCATTTTTGTAGGATCAATTTTTCCATTTACTATTGCATCTTTAGGAATAGCAATAGCTTCTTTAGATACAGCTGCAGGTTTAGGTGGAGGAGCAGGTATTTCATCTTTCTTAGGAATTTCTATAGATCCAGACTTCCAAGACTTTACCTTACCATCTTCAATGTCGGCATAAGGTAGTAAAGCATCCATAGAGTTACGACCACCTATGATCTTGTTGTCTTTATCTAAAACACCCATTGCCCTAGCCTGAGCTTCAATCAGTTTGTTCTTGTGCTCTTGATAGCCTTTAACTGCAGCAGCATCCCCAGAGATAACAACAGGTTCATTAGTCTGAGGATCAATTCGGATAACACCCTTAATAACAAATGGCTCTAAGCCCACACGCAAGGATGTATTGAACACAGAGTTAATCTGTGCTGCAGTACGAGGCTTACCGTCTTCGCCTTTTTCTTTATCAAACATACCTTCAATAACAGCATTAGCACGTAACTTAGCTAAAAGATTCTTGCTAGCAGTAGAGTTAATGTCTTCACCATTTGCAATCCTGTCACGCAACTGTGCTTGAACATTGGCAACAGTATCTGGGTTTTTAAACTGAGACAGATCAGCAGTACCTTCAACACTGGTACCAGCATACTCAGGCATATTACCTCTGAGTGCAGCCTTAGCACGTAGCTCTTTTAGATCTGCACCAGTAGCTGTAGTGAATTCATTTTGAGCTTGAGCATAGGCAGGTGACTCAAATCCAAATGCACCTCTGACTACTTTCTGTGGTGCTTCTGCAGTAGGTATAGAAACAGAAGTGCTTTCTTCAATGTACTTATCGATAGCCTCTCTCTTTAATTCAGGAGTATCCTTAGCTAATTTAAATACAGTAGAAAAATCAACTAAGTTTAAATCTTTCTTTTCTTTTAGACTAGACACAACTTCTTTTGCTATTGCTGGTTTCTGTAGTAGTCCTACAATCTGCGTAGGAGTAAAGCTACCACCCTTACTATTGGTAAATCCAGATAGTACTTCAGCAGTAGCCTTTAACTCATCTCGCTTAGTCCTAAGCTTTTCATCCTGTTCACCTGCTGTCTTTTGCAATGTCTCAAAGTCACGCAAAGCAGATTGACGAATCTCTTTATTTCGTTTATCAATGGCGGTAGCTGCACCTTCGGATACTCCAGCTACTAATGCTCCAAAATCAAATCCCATATTATTCCACCATATCTTTCATCGGTTTAGCCATTAGACCTGTTGGTTTTTTAGGTTGTTCTTGAACTGGCATTTCTACTTTACTGTTCTTACTTGCTAACATTTCTTGAACAGCTAGTTTAGCCTGACGTTGAGGTACAATATTCTCTTTAAGAATGTCTGTAATGTTTTCTACATACGGAGTATTATGCTCATCAGCTACAGCCATAATCAATTCTTCAATCACTGGCAGTACAAGAATACCTACGTCAATAGTATGTATGCCTTGCATAACACTAGTCTTCTGTAAGATACTAGCAATGTTACGAACTGGTAATCCAGACTCAACTAGATTTAATACTTCTTCATGATTCTCAGGAGTACCTAGAATTCTTTTAGTGTAGAACTCCATAGCATCTTCTATGGTAGTTAAGCTTGGAGGATTTTCCCAAGGTCTATTACCCGGCTCTGTCGTTAAGGACATACCGGGTATTGGTGCATTTACATACGAAGCATCTGCTGGCATTATTCTTTACCTCTTTGCTTTTTAGTTTCCATTCTTCTCTGTCTTAGAGCGTACACAAACTCACCCACATTCTCGATAGCATCTCTTTGCTTACCTGTTTCTTTTTCTATCATTCCCTTGGGTGCTAATAGTCCTTTAGCCATGTCAGCTTTGTCAGAAGTATTTGATTTCTTGCTTACGTACTCTTCAATCTTCTTTTTGTATATATCAAGGCTCATTTTAAATACCTTTTAAATTTAAACGGTTCTGTCATCTGTCATATTCGTCTGTTATTTGATCAGCGGGTAAAGCACCAGAAGGGGTAAAGGTATTAAATAAACCACCAGCCCAGTCAATGATTCCTTTACCAGCAGTACCAGCAACACTAAAGATATCACCTAGGAGCTTACCACTTGTAGTGCCACTTAAGATAGTAGCAGCAGAAGTGCCAATAGTTTTAGTAATTTCAGCATCTTTAGCCATAGTAGCTGCTAGGATTTGAGCATTAGCGGCTATCTCAGAAGTTGCAATCTTATTAACACGATCAGCAGCTGACTCAGCAGACTTCCATGAGTACTCAATCTCATCACGGAACTGTTGCCACATGTTATTGTATTCTACCATAGTTACTTCCATTGCCTTGGTAGCATTGAATTCATTAGCTCTGTTAGTAGCTGCAGTGTTAGCAGTAGAAATCTCTCTACGCCACTGAGCATTAGACTGATCAATCACTAAACGATTCTGTGCATTAAAGCTATCACGTTGATTCTGTACTTCAGCATTGAACTGGGATACTGCATTCATCTGCTGTGTATTAAACTGTGACATAGCATTTGTCTGTGTGGAGTTAAACTGTCCTACCTGTGTAGTCAAGTTAGCAAAGAACTGATCTGTCTGATTCTGACTAGTAGCATTGAACTGACGAGAAGCATTCTCTGCAGCTGCATCTGTTAGGATAGACTGTACATTAGACTGAGCCTTGAACATCTCGGTCTGTTGCTCATTAGCTAAGTTAGTCATATCCATCTGTAGGAAAGACTGAGCATTAACTACAGCAGCTTGTTGTCTATTGTTTAAGTTAGCAGTTTCTAAGTTAGCAATCTGTGCTGCACTAGCCATGACTAAAGCTTGCTTGTTACTTAAGTTAGCTAAGTCCATAGATTGAGCAAGACGAGCATTCTCTAAAGCAATCTGTTGCTGTGCAGTAAAGTTTACATTAGCAATGTCAGCTACACGAGCAGCATTAGTTACACGAGTCTGAAACTCTTGGTCAAAAGACTGACCTAAGAATGCAGCACGTTGTTGTGCACTTAATACAGCTACTTGCTGTCGGTTAGACAGATTCTGTAATCCCATCTGCTGGTATATTTGAGCATCTGCAGAAGCAATAGGTGTAGCAGCTTCGAGTGTAGCTTGAATGATAGCTTGACCTGCTAAACTAGAAGCACCTAAACCCCTAGCTGCCATCTGTGCAGTAGCATTACGCAATGAAGCAGCAGCCCAAGGTGGAGGGTTACCTGTTTCAAAGTTAGTCATCAAGTTATTAAGCTGACCTTGAACTGTCATTTCTGCTGTAACTACCCCCTGTGCAGCTTCATTTTTAGCAAGGTTAGCTTCTACAGTAGCCATGTCTACAGCAGGACCAGTAACTAATTCACCAGCTTGTAGTGTACGAGTAGGTGCACCAGTTACTTGTGTTGCAGTACCTTGTGCAGCTTCTAATGAACTTACTTGAGTATCTGTAGGAGTAACCTGAGCAGCAGCAACTTTAGCCTGATCTGATACAGTACCTTGTGCAGCGTTAGTTGCAGCAGTTACAGCTGCTACTGTAGGTGCAGTAGACACAGCTTCCATTGTCTTTGCAGCAGTTGCTGTGGGTGCAGTAATTGTGGAGGCTGTAGGTGCAGTAGCACCAGTGACTGTGCTTGCCTGTGCAGGGGCTAGTGTAGTGCTAAGTGATTCATTTGCAGCTGCAGTCATAAGTGAAGGAGTTACAGTTGAAACAGTAGGCTGGGTAGGTCTGCCTGTTACAGGATCTACTCCTTCTAGATTTGTTACGCCTGTGGTAGTTGTACCTGCAGCAGTCAGTAAAGCAGGATCTTCTACTACATCCCCACCTGTTGCATACTTGTTTACCATGCCACCACGAGCCATAAACTTATCTACGATAGTGCCATACTTCTGTGCATCAGAAGGAGTTGATTTAAGATATTCATCAAACATATTCATAGGACCTTCGTAACCCATCCTACGGGCTACTACTTCCTTTTGTTTTGATGTGAATGATTTATCTGCCATAATGTGAAAACCTTAAGAGAATATTCTAGTACCAGCTTTGTCTATAATTAATGCTTGTTTACGTGGTTTAGTTTCAATAGTGTTAGGAACGCTTATATGGGTCCATGACGAGAATTCTTCTATGATCTGATCATACCCTATGTCCGATGCAATGACAGCCTCTACGACCTGTCTAGGGGTCATGCCGGGGACACGGATGTCAGCAGCACAGCCTATACGATGTTGGCTGGAGTCTTTCGATCCAACAGAATCATTCACAGCCTTGGACCGAAATGCGCTGTTAACCATGACAGGCTTGCCGCCCAACACTGTTTTAACTTGCTCAAGAAAAGCTGCAAGACGTTTGAGATTTTCTGTTTCAGATTCGTTAGGTTCATTGCTAAACTCCCTGTGGTTAGTGTGTGTTAATTCTTCAAGGGTAAAGTGTTCACTTAAATTCACTTAGCTTTGCTCCTAATTTCTGTTACCTTCTCTAATGTACGTGATCCGAAATATGCACCAAAAACGAGCATGCCCCAGTTCCCTAGCAAAGTTACGTAACTTTCGTTAGCATTCAATCCAAAGGCTGACATCATTGCAAAGACAAAGTAACCACCAAGGATTGCTATCAGAGCCATTGGTCTTATGTTTTTAGATAGCCACGAATCAGAAGACATATCCGCTTTCCATCTGTCTGATACATTGTTCTGCTCATTCATGTCAGCTTGAAGGTCAGCAAGTTTACCCTCTTGAGCTAACTTAGCTAGGTCTAATTGTGCTTGTGCTTTTTGTGCAGGATCAGGAATTAGTTTATCAACTAACTTCATTCCTACGCCAATGATGTCATCTATTCCAAACATATTATCTCCACATTCCCCAAGTACATTCGTAAGCTACCCACGCAGCAAAGATATAGCATAACAACATTACGCTTTTCATTACCCGTCTGTCGTGTTGTTCTAAATACCTATCTCTTTTATCTTCCCACTGCTTGCGAGCTTTAATTCCTTGTATATCTTCCCAAGCATGATTACCATACTTACTGGTAATTTGTTCTTGAATCTTTGCTTCTGACTGCCTAGCGATTAAAAGTCTTTGCCACTCATCGACTGCTTCAATAATGGTGGTGGTGTCAGGATTAACCTGTCTAGCACTCTTTCTTGACTCAGCCCTTTCTTTAGCAGCTTTGTTTGCTACTTCTAAAACACCATCAATTGCTTTGCTTAATTCTTGACTAGCCTTTACAGATTCATTGATTGAACTTGTGACAGATTTAACACCCTGTGTTATTCCAAATGGATCTGACATTATTCATTTTACGAGGTGACTTGTGATGTACCCTACAAGAGTAGATATAGCAGAGACAACCATCATGCCCACCCAGAAACCCCCTTTAGAACGATTGGCTAATCCCAATAGTTCTTCCATGCCAGCTTCTAGCTTATCTATTTTCTTTTCCATGTTATCTACTTGGGCTACAAGTTGCCCGTACTTGAACAGGTCTATTTGATTTTGATCGCTCATAATTGTCTAGCTGCCTGCTCCGCTTTAAACGCTTCATAGGCAACCTTAACCGCTGGTGTCCATGCGGCATTGCAAATGTCTTTGACCTTTTGTTCTTGACCGCTAATGTCTGAATCAGGTTGCAATACCCAGCGATGAAATGTTCTTGATACAAATTGACCATCTCGTTCAATAACAGTAGCTTGGCGAACTTGGATATTCCAATTAGCTACAATCTCAATTTGGTCTATTTCAATTTTTTCTGTAAGTGCCATTTTTAATCCTTAAATTTGATAAACAGAAGTCATTACAAACACAGAGCCATTACCAAAGCTAAATGGACTAGTATTGTTATAAGATGTAATCTGTTCTGTAGCACTATTGGCTTGCAAATTTCCTTTTAACATTGCTCCGTTTGTGTTGACTTCCATTCCGTAACCAGCTATTTGCACAGTATTTGTGCCTGTAAATGGAAGTGTAAAATTACAAGAACCACCAGCCGTACCAACTGTTGTTATTGTTATGTTAACTGTGGCTTCTACAACATTACCAATTTTTGTATATTTAGCACCTGAAAAACTAGAGGTTGTAATTGTTCCTGAACCCGAACTAATTGTTGGTGTCCAAGTACCTTCTTCATAATCATCTAATGTATTTGCATCAGCACTAGCAGATTGTGTTGCAGGGAATGTGACACCGTTAACCGACAAGGTTTGTGCTGGGGCAATCATGCCCGATGGTACTTGTGTTAACGCCATTATGCTGCTCCTGTCAGTGCAATTACTTCAGCTTGGGTTAAACCAAGTGCAGTTAGTTTAGCGAGTGCAGAAGCCTTTGTAGCTTCTTTTGCTTGCTGATTTGCTATAACAGTTGTTTCAGCTTCAGCTTGTCTAGAATCTAGTTCTTCTTTAGTTGGTTTTGGTGATTTGTCTAACCAATTTAAACCACTATAGTCATCGCCACTCATTGACCATTGTTTATCAACATAAAGTGTTCCAAGTATTAAATGGTAATTAGGCATACGCTATTTCCTGTGCAGTAATTGATGATGTAAAACAACCGTGATAAACATCGGTTCCGCCATTTAAGTAACTGTTTGCAAAATTTAATGCAAATGTACCACCACTAGCTTGTTGTCGCATTTGAATTTGATAGGTAACCGCAGAAGTAGTTGCTGGAGAATCTAAATAAGTCCAATTAGCATTGCTTGGGGTATTAGTTCCTGCTGGTGATGCGGCAAAAGAAAGATTTGGTCCAGTTGTTCCGCTTGTGCCAACACCTACTGGAGTTCCATTTCTTAAAAGCACAAACCCTACATTATAGTTTGATGCTTGTGCATAAGTAATTCCTACCGTAATTAGCACTTTATTTGAAGAACTTGTAGGAGTAATATTTACTGCCAAACCAGTAATATTAGTTAAAGAAGTAGATGTAGAAGTGAATGTTCCTGTTGTTAAAGTTGTGTTTTGAATTTGAACTAATAACTGACCTGAACCACGAATAGTAACTGCCATAATTACACTCCAGCTTTAAGACTACGCAAACCAGCTAAAGTTGTAGCCGCATCAGCTAAAGTTGTTACATCACGCAGACGATTCTTTTCAGCAACGATAGCAGTAGTATCTGCATTAGCTTCTTGTGCTCGTTGGAATAGAACATCTTGTGCGGCTAAGAGTGGGATACGCTCTGCTCTTAAACGCTTTTTAGTGATGTCTTTAGCTTTAGCTAGGCTAACAGTAACTACTCCGTTAGCTAGTTCCCAAGCATCAAAAAAGTCATTGTCTGTTGGTAGGTCAGAAGTGTTAACAATTAAAGAACCAACAGGGGTATCTTTTTCTTTAACAGCTTCGATTGAAATTTCGCCAGTAGGGATGCAAACAGATACACCGCCATTGGAGTTAGTAAATATAATTGCTTGTGTCATTTTGATTCCTTTAAATTAACGATGAAATACAGCACTAATCCAATAAGCATCTGATGGTCCAGTTGTTCTCATGCGATATTGCGTTGTAGTTATTAAAGTTGGAGCAGTCCCGCTTCCACCACTTGCGTATGGAAATAAAGCACCCGGATCTGATGCGCCTTCGTAAGAGCCAGCCATTGTGTAGTTTGCATCAACAAAAGCATTTGTAAAAGTTACTGTGTAATCTCCTGTGCCATTGCGAGTAACAGAACTTACATTGTAAGAGGCTCTAATAGTCCCAGCAGAAATTCCGTAAAAGTTAACCCATGCTTTAGCAGAACCTTGAATACAGTTAGTAGAAGAAGTGCTATTAGTGCCGTCTGATAGTGTTGATATTGTTAGTGTGCCAGCCATGATTTATCCTTATGAACCTTGTACCGAAACGCATACATATTTTGGGTTGTATCTATTATTTGTCCAATCAGAAACAAAAAATCTAAATGCTAAAGTAGTTGGTGCTTGTTCTACTGTTCCAGCATAGTTAGAAAACAAATTTATATTTCCCATATTTTGACTAGCATAGTTTGGGCTTACACTTGCGGTAACTGCATAATTTATGTTAGCCATTGCTGTAGAAAAATTTACGGTGTAATCGCCTGTTGTATTGTAAGTAACAGAACTAACATTAAAACTTCCGTTAATAGTTCCAGTAGACCCAGCAAATTGCACCCATGCTTTAGCAATACCTGTCATGCCGTTTTGCGTGGCAAGAACTCCGCTACCTGCCCTTAGTGTGTCTATTGTTAATTGACCAGCCATATATTTTCCTTAGACGATTACCCAGTTACCTGTGGTGTCGATTGCTACAGTCACCCCAGTATTGATAGTGATAGGACCAGCACTCATTAGATTGTAGTTTGCTGGAGAAGTATAGTTAGCTGTTATAGTATTACTGTTTAAATAGAACACATCATTAACTGCACCAACAGAAGCCCAGCTATTATCACCCCTAAGATATGTAGAAGATGATGGTGTTCCTGTTGCAGAAAATGCTGACAAGCCTACGCTAGCAGCAGAAGGAGTGTTAGGGATACCTGCAACACCTAAGTGTCTCACAGAGATATTACTTGTGCCACTTGGGGGTGCAGCACTGAATGTGAGAGTAGTTCCACTGATAGTATATGTGGAAGGATCTTGTGTAACACCTGACACAATCACGATGACTGCATTGACAGATGCAGGTGCAATAGACATAGTGAAAGCAGTAGTGCTTGCATTGCCAGTGAAGGTATCTGTAGGGAAGTTTGTTGATACTATGGGATTACCGATGTAGCTCATAGGTTATGCCTTTGGGTATTTATCTTTTACTGCTTGAATCTGCTCTTTCCATGCGTCTAAACCATCATGGAAGATTGTGTCTAGTTGGTCAACAATTGCTGGGTACTCGGCTGCACGAAGTCCTTTGTATGCGTTGGCTTGTACTTCAGCCTGAACTGCTTGTAGGTCATAAGCTACTTCGTTGCCTTCTGCATCGTAAGCAATATCGCCACGCAAAGTAATAACTTGGGGGTATAACTTTTGTAATGTGTTAAATATATTTAGACTCATCCTGCAATCTCCATAAGGGTTACATATCCACTACAAGTTGAGTTAGCAATAATACCGCCACCAGTTGTCCTTACATAAATGGTATAAGTTGTTGCAGATGTCGTAGCTGGTGAATCTAAAAAAGCTACACTTTGAGCAATTTGAACTCTTGAAGATGCTCCAAAAGCACCATTAAAACCACTTCCTGAAGAACTACCACTATCTACCACATTAGTAGAATTTCTATAAATTGTAAAAAGTCCTTGATACGCATTTGACTGCGAATCCATACTTGTATTTGCAAGCACTAAAATTTTGCTACTAGCACTTGAGGGAGTGATAGATGCTGTAATTCCAGTTGTTACAAAAGTAGTAGAACTGGTTGATGTTGTGGTTGTTACAACTGTGCCTTGTACTACCTGCAATACACTACCTGCTGGCAACTTACTTGCACTAGGCACACCGCTGGCTAGGGATGCGTTTTGAATTGTACTAACAGCCATTATGTATTCTCCGCAGGTAGGGGTGTGTTACCTTCAGCCAGCCACTTGAGGTAGGCTTGGTAGTCTGTATTTCCTTCAACAAGTGGGATATAGGTATTAGTAGCGACACGAATAATACCAACTTGTTGCCCTTCAAACATTTGAATTTTATACATAATTATAGCTCCGCACTTGCATTAAACACCCCAGCACCACTTCTAAAAGTAAAAAGACCCCCGCTTCCAGCCGCATAATAAAGTGCAGTTCCATTTGTTCCTGACAAAGGAGAAGGTTGAATACCACCAGCCCACCCACTAATAGTAATTGCTGGAGCAATTCTCATTGCTGTTGGAAATGTCATATACATTGAAATGTTATATCCACCGCTAGCTACATAGCCTGTAAAGAAACCAGCGTATCCATTAGCAGTCCTGTCAGTAAAATCTTGATAGTAGCGTTCACACAAAGCCAATTCAGTACCATAGGAGCGGTTATCGAAAGTTGTTGCCTGTGTGCCTACCTCTAGTTGAACACCAGTAATGTAGAAAGTTGCTCCGTTTGTTCCTACTACGGATGTTGCGCCTGTGGCTGAACGAAAGTTTGAACCAGCCCATGCACCAGCAGTTCCACTTAATGTAGAACCAACACCAAGACCAATTCCTAAATATATGCCGCCACCATTTGTAGCGCCCCATGTTCCGCTAGTATCGCCAGCAATAGTAATAGTTTCGTATTCCCAAGTGTTTGCGGTATTGATGGTGTATGTAAAAGGATAAGACCTATCAGCAGATGCGTTTCTTAACGAACCGCCAAAAGTACCAGTTAATGAAGAACGAACCCAAAACGACAAGGTTACAGTTTTAGCGTTTGCAGTTCCCCAATTAAGGTCTGCCATGTTAAAACCTTCTATTCCTTGCTGAATAGTAAAGTAATCAGTAGAAGTAATTGAATACGCAGAACTTGAAGTGTATCCAAGGTATCTGCTAAAACCTACTGGTGGTGTTACAGAGCCGGCATTTTGTTGGGCAGTTAATTTTGATGATTGTGAAGCCGCAGTTTTAAATCTATCAAGAGCATAAGTGTCATCATTAGCGGTAATAGATGCACCAGCGTTTCTTTGGTCGATGACCATATTGCCGTTGATGATGCGGTTCTTGAAGCTAATACCTAGGTCTTGCTGGGTGTCAGCGTTTAACTGGCTCCAACCTACTGTACCTTGACTTGGTGTAATTGCCTGCGTGGTTGTGCTTAGGTAGCGAACATAGACGTTGCTAGTACCTGCCGATGGAGCAGAGGTAAATGTAATAGTAGTGCCACTGATTGTGTAAGCATCATTAGGTACTTGAACTACGTTATTAACAACAGCTTGAATATCGTTAACAGAAGTTACTGCACGAGTTAAAGTAAAAGCAGTCGCTGATCCTGTACCATTAAAGTAATCAGTACCAGAGATAAAACTCTGAGTAGTGGGGGTTGCTCCGATGTATGGCATTTAAACCTCTTAGGTAATATTCAGAACAGCAGTAACTGCATCTATAGAGCTAGCAGTAGAGCTAACCACTTTAAGTGCATCACTAGTAATCAGAACAACTTTCTGATCTCCACCAACAATAACTAATGAACCACCAACAGGTACTGTTGCACCTTTAACTAAATAGTAGTTAACTGCAGAGCGAGTAATGTAAGCATCAACAGTAACAGGGCTAGCAGTAGTATTAGCACATGACATGCCAATCACAGTAGTCTGAGTAGATGCACCTACAGTTACTACTGTAGCAGCAGAAGTGCCAACGTCTTTGTTGACATATGAAGTAAAAGTATTTGCCATTTGTTTTCCTTATCCTAATGCAATTGCCATTGCTACAGCAGTGCCCGCAGGATCTCCTGTCGTAGTTGAGTAACCAGCTAAGGCATGATTGCCCCAGCCAAATGCTGTATCTGCCTTAGTGCCTTGTGCAGCTGTAGCATAATCTGTTGCTGCAGTTGTAGCTGCAGTACCTAAACCTAAAGAAGTCCTTGCAGCAGAAGGTGTCCCTAATATAAAGTTAGTACCATTGCCAACAATGAAGTTATCAAGAGTTGGAGAAAGCGCAGCGATATCAGCTAATTGTGCATCGTAACCTTGTACATCGGTACCGATCACTAAGCCAAGAGCAGTTCTTGCAGCACCTGCTGAAGTAGCACCTGTACCACCATTAGCAATAGGAAGAGTACCAGTGATATCAGCAGTACTGATATTCAAGTCATCCCAAGAAGTATTAGTACCGTCAGACTTTAGGTACTTACCTGATGCTGTTGTCTGTGCTGGTAGAAGATTGTTAATTGCAGCAGTAGCAGTAGATGCACCAGTACCACCGTCAGCAATAGCTATGTCAGTAATACCCGTAATAGATCCACCAGTAACACTTACGTTACTAGAATCCTGAGTAGCAATAGTACCAAGACCTAATGATGTTCTAGCAGTAGCACCAGATTCAGCAACAAAGGCAGTACCGTTTCCTACAATAAAGTTATTATCGGTAGGAGTTAATGCTGCAATGGCAGCTAAGTCAGCATCATAAGCCTGTACATTAGTGCCAATCACTAAACCTAAAGTTGTACGTGCTGTAGCTGCATCTGCATCATCTATTAAACTACGACCAAAGGTAGTGAGGTCTGCTACTGCAGCAGTACCTGATCCAGTAAAGTAAGGTACTTTATCTGCTGCAGAAGTCACACCTGCTAAAGCTGCAAGCTCAGCATCATAGGCTTGTACGTTAGTTCCGATTACTAGACCAAGGGTAGTTCTTGCTGTAGCTGCATCTGCATCATCTACCAGTGTTCTACCAAAAGCAGAGAAGTCTGCTACTGCTGCTGTGCCTGAGCCAGTGAAGTACGGTACTTTATTAGCTGCTGATGTAAGACCTGCAATTGCAGTTAAGTCAGCATCAAGAGGTTGCTTAGCATCTAACTGAGTTTGAATAGCAGAGGTAACGCCATCAACAAAGTTTAACTCAGTACCTGTTGGTGTAAGTACAGTACCATTAAAATCAATTGCATCTACATATGCAGTACCATCAACATACAAATCTTTGTACTGAAATGTTGCAGAACCTAAGTCTACTGTGTTAGTAGTCTTTGGAATAGCTCCACCAGTTGTTACTACGATATCTTGAGTAGGACCAACCTTAGTGATTGGTGCACCTTGTGAATCACTACCGTCATGCGTATGCCCTGTAACCTCATCAAATGCAGCTGCAAGCGAATCAAATTCCGAATCTAAGTCTGCTGCATTAATGATATTACCGTCAGCAATATTGTTGACTGTATCAGCACGAGTATAACCTGTAGACATATCTTTACCTTATCGTCTGTCGAATGTTGCGTATTCTAAAGTTGCAGCATCAAGTGAAAATGCAGGATCAGTACTCTCTGAAACAAACTGAAGTGACACAGTAAAACCAGATCCTACTACCTGTGTTTGAAATAGTTTCTTTAACTTAGTTCCGTATATAGCAGATCCGTATGTAGCTGTTGGTGATCCATAAAAACCTACAGCACCTGTGTCATTTGACAGTGTTATGGTATCTGGTTGTATCACACCTTCATCGTCAAAGTCAAGCTTTAAGTTAGCTGATGTGGTAACACTACCTGTTGGATCTGTATACAAGAACATTTTATAAAATGTCTTACGTAAT